GCCCGTCAAATTTGGCTCATAAACGTAAGCCGTACCCAATGGCTCAAACCAATTAAAGGTAACGCTATTTCGCACCGTTGCGCCTGCATTAAAATATGCTTTCCCGTTTGATGGTTCGGGGAATTGTCTTACTGATATTTTTTGAATTCCACCAACGTACACTTCGAATATGTACTTCATATCTGTACTACCGCTTGCCGTACTTGTTGCAACGTGCCAAAGGTCATCTTGTGCCGTGCTTCCGCTTGCTGGGTTTGTGTTAATTGTTATACTCATTTCTTTTTCTTTTTAGGTTTCCCAATTTGAATTACTATTGTTTTGCCTATTAAATACATTAAATCTTCGCCTAAATCTTTTGAGACGCTTTCGGTTGCTACATCAAAATAATTAGTTGTTTTAATGCCTTTATTTTTAATCCAATAAATTAAGGTATTTACTTTTAAATCTATTAATGGTATTCTTTTAACTTCTGCTCCAATTGTTGTTTTCTTTTTGTTGAATACTCTAATGCTTGCTTTCCCACTTTCAATATATTTCCTCAACCCTATCCTTGCACTTTTTGGCATTCCAAACGTCTTGTATTTATACGGACTATTTGGTGCGTTAGAATGGCTCTTAACGCCCTTTACTCCTTTATTTACAAAATCATAATAATCAAGCATTGATATTTTAAATCCGCTACCATCTTCATTTACATCAAGTTTAATATTATCCGCTAAATCACCAGATGCGTTTATTCCTTTTGTTTTAATTTCTTTAATTATCGCATCCTTAAACAAATCTGCATATTCATAAAATAAAGCCAAAGATATATTATTTAAATCAGGCCTATATTCATCATCAATAGAAAAATCGGTTTCGTTTAATCCTCCTTTTGCTAATTCATCAAGTTGACTTTTTGAGATGCTCATTATCCTTATCCTGTTTTAATTTTAAATAAAGTAAATCATTTAAAAAATGTATAACTTTTAAATCCCAAACCGATTGTAAAGGTATTGTTTCGAAATCACCGACCATCTTGGCATTGTAAAGCCATCCAAAATGTTTTGTGAAATCGTCAATATCTCCGTCGCTTCCGCTTCCGTCACTCCCTTTTTTGTCATCTCGCCCACCAAATAGGGCTGGATAACTTTCATTGATACGCTGAAGAGAGTGTAAAAAAAAACCGCTGCATGATACGCAGCTTCAAAATCCATTTTCTCCATTTCCTTTGCTAAATCCTCGTGTTCCGTTTCAACCCACTTTCCCCATTTAAATTTGATTGGCGTTACTATTGAAGCCATTACCTTGTGTAAGTTCTGAATAATATCACTACTGAATGTTGACACTTCAACATAGGTTGATGCCTTCGCCTTTGCTATGTCGTAATTGATTCTATAAAACCGCTTTCCTACCCTTACTATTTTTTTGGGTTTGCTTTTTAATAAGTCTTTTTCAAATAATTTAAATTCATTGTGTACCCTTGCACATAACAAATTGAATCGAACCATTGACATTGCCTCAACCTGTTCTGGTGTTTTGTTTGTTACTATTCCTACCATCTTAATTGACTTATCCAAGTCCAAATCTTTTGATGTAGCAACGTAATACAATTCTTGAAATTGTTTAATTGTCATATATCTATTATATAAGTTTTTGAAAATTGTAATTAAATGAAGTGATATTGTCCGCTGCCCTTGTTTTCAATACGGCATTTATTTGCCAATGCAAGCGCATTAACACAGTCATCGTGGAATCCTGATGGGGCGGAATACCTTACCCCTGTTGAAGTGAACAGATATTCAAATATTTCTAACTCGTCCTTTATTGCACCTATCGGAAATCCTATTTCTCCTTTGTGGATTGAACTTGCAAGGCTTTCCATTAATTGTTGCTTACTTGTAGATGTATATTTGAATCCCGTCATATCATTGAAATACTTTTGTAAATCTTCAACTATTGCATCACCTACTCCAGTACTGTCAATAAAAATATGTTTGTGCTTTCGTATGTTTTTAATTGTTTCCTTTGTCTGCAACCAATCTTTTTGAAATCGCTCATAATGGCATACATCCCCGTTACTATCCAATCCAATAACAACAGTCCAATCGAAAGACTTTGCCAAATCTATCCCGTAATACATTGGTTCATTGCGACTTATAGCTTTTACACATTTAGTTATATGTTCACTCCCGAATGGATTTGCTGCGTTTTCCATTGGGTTAGCCATATATTCCTGCTCAAATACTGCATTTGGTAATTGCGCCTTTGCATCGTTTATTTCATCTGTTTTGATGTACGGGTTATCGTAGGTCGTAAATTTAAAGCTATCCCAATCCTTTTGCCCTCCCTTCATATAAAGTGAGTAAAAGTAATTCTTACCACGTGGTGTGGATAGGAACAATGCCCTACCTTGATAATCCGTTAATGTAGGTCTTATTGAATTAAGCCATCCGTTTTCTAAATCAGGGATAAAACTTGCTTCATCTATAACAACTAAATGGAATTTTCTACCTCTTAAGTTATCCAGTCTTTCGCCTGTGAAAAATTCAACTGTTCCCATATTGGGAAAATGAATAGTTAAATCGCTTTTATTGTTTTCAAACGGTAAACTTTGGGTTAACTTCTCAAAGAATGTTTTAGCTAATTTATACGTTGGTGTAATGTAAGCTACATTCATACCCTGAATGGCATTGCTTATTATTTCAACTTGTGACAATTCAGACTTACCAAACCTTCTACCGCACATAACTACCCGAAACCTTGCAGTTGATTGCAATATTTTTAATTGATTCGTGTGCGCTTTTGGTAGCTCTAAAATCATAATATCGTTTTGCCCTCAACAAAAACTACTTCTATTTTTGAATCTTGTATTACTGCGGTTGTTTCCTTTGGCTTACCGTATACCCTGCTCAATAATGTATCTACTGAATAAAGCGAACCTTTAGCCATTGACTTAATAAGCGCATTTGCCAAAGTCTTTTCTAATATCGTGCTTTCTTTATTATCCCATACAGCTTTAAGTTCATCCACAGTCATAGCCATTAATACTTGAATGCAATCCATTACTTGTGCATTCTTATATCCGTGCGGTGAAAGTTCGGTAATATACTTCCGTGGTCTGCCATTGGCATTCCCTTTCCAAGCTGCGCCCTTTTCGTATCGGTTCAAATACCCTCCGTGTGGTTGTTTTTCTAAAGACATAATTTAAATAATTTACTATAAACTGTTGGGTAAAATAAATGCCTATCCAATTGGTATCCCATACGCTTAAACATTAATATCCATTCATCTTGCTGCTTTACGTTAATGTGCCCCCATTGTTCGTCATAGTCCGTTTTCTCGCTTGTTGAACTGAATAATACATAAAAAGGTTTTACCGCTTTAAATAGGCTTAAAATCTCCTTGTTTGTCATATGCTCGGCAACTTCAATTAAAGCAAGCAAATCGGTTGTAATTGGCTTATCAATGATATTAAGGTGTGGTGCGTGCTTTCGTATGTATTCTTTATGTTCGTCCCATATTTCGTAAACGCTTGTATCAAATCCAGCGTTATGGAATGCAGCTGAATAAACCCCTGTGCCTGCACCGAAATCCATTATACTTTTAATTGGCAAATCTTTCAATTGGTCAGCCGTGCATTTTGCAAGGTTTAAAAAGTCTGGGTTATCAAAACTTATTCCCCATCCCAATTCCTTTTCCAAAAATTCTTTAGGCGTTATCATACCATCTGTATATTAAGTTTAAAAAATCAATTACGCATATTGTGCAATTGGTGTTATAATGATAATAAGCGTCTTTTACCCTCCGATATTCATCCAACAACTCTTTTTGAATATCGTGATTAAAGTTTACTATTTCACCCGTCTTGTGGTAAAAATCGTAAAAGTGCCTGTGCTTATCAAATATTAAATTTGTTTCTTTCTCAACTAATAATGCTTTTGTAAGCATCGTGTCGTTGCTGATTAATTTCTTTGAAGTTGTACCTTTTGGTCGCCCACGCATAAAGTTGTTCGCCTAATTGTAACCGTAGGCTCGGGTTATTAGTAAGTAAATTAATATATTTAAACCAGTCTTTTTGATTGTTTACCCATAGCACAGGCGCATCCGCATCCATATTATACGGCGCAACGTTTGAACATATAACGGGAAGTTTTTTTGCAGCAGCTTCCAATATCTTTAAATTGCTTTTGCATCCGTGCCACTCCGAGTCTTCAAGCGGAATTAAAACGATATCCGCAAAGTTATACATATCCATGTATTCGGTAGGACTTGTTGAATGTAGTTTCATTGAAGCAAGATTGCCGGCAAACATTGAAAACATTCTATCCCAAATTGATTTGGTTAATAGGTCGCTATCGTTATACCCACCCATTACCATTTGAATATCTTTCCTCCCGGATAATCGTTTCAAAGGTTCCCGAAGTATTCTAATATCGTTTTCGTGACTAACGGAACCGCACCAAAACAACCTTACCAGCTTTGAATCTACTTTGCCATGCGTGAATTGATTTAACCCATACGGCAAAGCGTTTGGTACAACCACCACGTTATCGTTGAACTGCTTCACTTTATTCAATAAGTTGGAATTAGTAACCGTAACAAGGTCCGCCTTCATTAAATTACGTTCTATCCTTTCGCCCATCTCAACATAATTATGATAGTTCAAATGGTTGTAAGGTAGCACCCAATGGTCATCTATATCCATAACTACTTGACATCCAAGTAAATCCTTTGTTTTGTTCCAATCTGTATCGTACTGACATATCCTATTGTACAATAAAATATCCCAATCGTCGGTCTTATCTTCCGTTATAAAATTGGTTACATATCCTTTTATGTTATCCATATATCCCAATGGCAATATTACCCTATGATATCCGCAACCGCTTTCCTTATGTGTTAATCCAATTATATTCATTGGGTGCTTTTGTTACTTTATTTTTATTGATATAAACCCTGCCGCAAATATTACTGCTATTAATTCGACTATATGAATAGGTAAGAACGTAAATAGTAAAGCACTCCATACTGTTAAGCATTGAATACAATCAAAAGGTCGTAACCTTTTTACTAAAGGTATTTTGAATATTCGCTTTAGTATGATATGTCCATTAAATACATTAATGAAGTAATAAGCAAACGTGAATGCGGCTATTGGTATAATAAACATTTTAATTCTTTTTTAACTTTGTTGGTAATATTACAAACGTGGTTGACCGGAATGGCATAATATTCTGCAACCTTCCTATTGCTTCCTAATTCTACGTATTTATTAAATATTCTTACTTCGTGGTCTGTGTTAATATCTATATTGTTTTTTGTGAGTGCTTTTGTTGCCTCGGCTGCTAAACTTTCGGGTATTGTCGGTAAATCTAATTGACTATTAAAATACTCAACTGCCTTTAGTAAATCACTTTTTTTGTATTTATAATAAAACTCACTTGTCTTTGATGTTGCCATAAACCAACATATCTTAATAGCATATCGTAATAAGTTATTAGATGCGAATAGGGCTGATATCTTATCACAAGGTTGGAGTAATAAGCTAACTGCTATTTCTTGTCTTAAATCGTCTTGTATTGATTCAGGCTTTGTTTTGCTTATCGCTTTTATTAGGTCAGGATGGTTGTATATCTCCAAGACTATATCATTACACTTATTTACCACAGTAATCACATTTAACTTTTGTATCCGCTTTCTTATCATTGCTTTCTACTTCATCAACATATTTATCAAATAACGGTAAATCTAATCCCCAATTTTCTAACTCTTCCATATCCCAATTATTTGCAAGGCTATCCCAATCCCAAGCGCCAGTATTTGCATTTAATCTAATATTTAATTCTTTTTCATCCGCTTCGTTTAAATCAACCACTACGCATTCAATTTCTTTATACCCAAGTTTTTTTAATTCCCTTACTCTAAAATGACCACCTACAATATAACCAGTTTGCTTATTAAAAATTATTGGTTCAACTACTCCAAATTTTTTTAAGCTTGTTTTTAGTTGCGCTTCTTGTTTAATATTGCTTTGCCTTGCGTTATAAGGTGCTGGTATTAAATCGTTTATATTTTTAATTTCTATTATCATTCATTAATCTTTTAATATAAAATACTGAATCGAGTAACTCCTCGTATAAATGATTTAATAATTGTGCTTTGTTTAAATCTGCATCATCCAGTGTAGTTCCGTAGGTTTTAATTCCTTTTTCTTCGCGCTTTTGTAAGTCAATGTTTATCTCGTCTAATAACTTCATATTTTATTTTTCTTTAAAAAGTTAAAATGTATTTCAGTCATTTCTTCAACAGTCCATTTATTTTTAAAATCGTAATCGTAATGACAAGTTCGACAAAGTGCGGCAATGTTAGTTATTAAGTCTTGCTCATCCTTTCTTTTACTGCCAAATTTAGATTGAGCCACTATATGCGCAATGTCAACCGCTTTGCTTCCGCATACCTCACAGGGTACAAAATCTTCTATACCGTAATTAAAGTATTTAAAATACTCTTTGGTATATTTTTTCATTAAAAAGGTAAATCATCGTTTGTATTAATACTTACTGCTTTTGTATCACCTTTTGCCTTTGGGT